CGCCAGCGGACCTCATAGAGAGCAACGTCCTCGATCGCCCACGGCTTGAAGCCCTCGGTCTTCTTCCGCTTCGGATTCTTAACCGCTTCCGTTGGGTCCTGCTTGATCTCGCCGCTCGCGGTTGCCCACCGGAATAGCCCGCGCATTGCGTCGAGAAAATTGCGCGCCTGTGCCGGCGTCGCCGCTCGATCTTCGCGGCCCTTCTCTATGTGGGCGCGCATGATGGCGGCGCATCGCGTCTGACCAGCTCTCGCGATGACGCCCTTGAAAATGTTGTCCCGCTGCCGGCGTGTCGCAGCAGCAAGATCGCGATAGGCGCTCGTCTCCTGATAGCGAGCTATCAGCCATTCGAGCGTTCCCGCACGGCCACGTGGGAGTGGCGCCGGCCACGCGGCTCCGGTTAGCAGAGCTTCATAGCGCGCGTCGAAATCCGGTTCGCCGTAGTCTGGCAGGCGTGTGCGTCGACCCTTTCCCCTGCGAAAGTAATAGACCGCGCGCTTATGCCGTGATCGCTCGCGGTAGACGTGCAACGGCAGCTTGCGGGGCATGTCCTCCATCAAAGCCGGATGTTCTCCTCGTCGTCAACGGGCGACTTCTCGGCTTTGGGGATAGCGTGTTTTTCGGGGACGAGCGTCACGACCGCATTGCCAATCTGTACGATTGGAGCATAGCCGGCCTTGCGCGCGCCTTCGCAAAGAGCGCGGACCTGTCGTTGTGTCAGGTCGAGGGGCCTGTTCATGACGCCGCAATGTCACTCGCCCGCCCCGCCGCTGCCGGGGACCAAAAATTGAACTCCCGAACCAGTTCAGCCCGCCCCGCCGCCGGGTCTGACGAGGCGGGCGGAGCTATATCGTCCCCGGCGGGACGGCGGTTGACGTCGGTAGCGGTGTCGGTGAGGGCTTGGCGGGCACGGCTCACTCGCTCAAAATCCTCGCGGTTAGAGTCCTGCCAAATTTCGTCATTCCAGCTTGGCGTATCGCCGACATGCTCATAGCTGTTCTTCGCCGTTTGCTCATGGTCAGCAATCATTTCGGCGAGCGAGGTAGAAAGCCTCTCCACCTTAGCCTCGGCGGCTTCGCGATGTTGCAAGGCCAGATATGCGGTACCGTTGGCGCGCTGCACGTCTTCGCGTAGGCTCCCATTCTCCGCCCTGAGTGCAGCAAGCTCGGCGAGAACCGCGCGCAGATCGCCTACCGAGAACGGCGCGCCTGGATTGGGCTGCGTTACGCCAGCGGCGTCCGGGATGTTGTTATGGTCGCAGCCGGCGAGGTAGTCGCGAACCGCCTGCTCGGCGGCGTGGTCGGGGGAGGTCATTGTTCGCCTGCCTTGACCCACTCAGGGTCTTGCCATGTCGGGCGTCCGTCTATGTAGTCGCGGCGGAGTTCTCGCCCGCACGAGAGGCACGAAATTGTGCACCAGCCGCCAAGCTCCACCTCGTCGGATGAGACGCGCAACTCGACAGAATTACACATGGGACAATGGCGCGTGCTCGCCCATTCGGGCGGGATGGGCTCATTGAGAAGGTCTAAATCTCTCATTTCCCTTCCTCCTTCTTCCCGGCTGACTTGAGGGCGCGGATGGCGGCGGCGTTCTTCCACTCGGCTAGTGCTGCCATTGCCGGGCCGTTGGCTGGTCGCTCGGCTATGCCCTCAACAAATTGAGCGTAGAGCCGGCTCGGTTTAATGTCGGCTGTCATGGCATCATTGGCATACCATTGAGCGTGGATCGCGTGGCTGCTTGCCTTCAGATCATGATACTGAGCCGCCTCCTCCAGTCCCGCATCCCTGCTCTCGTCGTTCCGCGCGGCGCGGTCGGCGAGGATGGCAATAATGTCGCGCCAGTGTGCGGCGTCCTCTAACCAGCCCTCCCGATCCTTGCCGGACTTGAACATGGCAATCCGCTCGCAATTTGCGAGACGTTCCGTTGCCCACTCAAGTGGTGACATTCTCGCAGGTCGCATCGCCTCTCGTGGGGGTGTGGTGGTCATGGCTTAGCTCCTTCGGCGCCGTGTCGATCGTCTGCCATCCCTCCGCCCCGGTCCTGTCACTCAGCGACGGGGCGAACCACATTGAGCTAACAACGCCGAGAACCTTTCCGGCCTTGGCCCGGCCCGTCGCTTCAGCCTTCTCCCGCGTGGACCAGCCAGGGCTTACCGCAAGGCTGTCACCGTGCTGGTGGATCGAGTACCAATACTCGTTCTCCGCCCCAGCCCTGTCGCGCTCGGCGAGGGCGGCGACTTTGTTGTCGCGAGCCATCTCGCGGAGGAAGGCGGCCAATGCTCTAGCGCCGTCCTTATCCCAACATGCTTTGGTGTCGTCGAATGTTGCCGCCAAGTCGAGCTTCTGAACGATGGGCTCCAGCAATTCTGACCATGGCCGTATCTCCTCCACCTCTCGCGCTGGCGGGCGGGGTGCGGGGCGAGCGGCAAGGACATATCGGACTGATGGCAGCCCGCAGCCCTCGCACGGCCCCGGATCATCTCGGCACCAACATCGTCCTTGGTCGTCGTCTTCGGCTGTACAGGCCGGCTGTAGCCAAATTTCGTTCGGCTCATTCTCTGCCCGGTCATCTGGCTTGTCGGGGGAGGGGGTCATGGGGTCCGGCCCTCAGCCTTAGCGAGTGCAACCTGGATCGCCTGCCACTCGCCGGCCCAATGAGGCTGCGCGCGGTTTAGCCACTGAAGCACATTGCTAAGAATGAGCTTCGCGGTATCGTAGGCGCCATCATCCAAGTAGATCGCCGCCAGCTCGATATCCTTGACGGCTTCGTCTCGATTCGTTGGCGGTTTGCGCTCACTCATCTTCTCGTCCTCTCTGCCCTAGTTGGTGGTCGGGATCACGCCGGAACCAGAAGCCATGCTTGGAACTCGGCATCGAGCTCGCGCCAGCATGCGGCAGCGTCGGTTCCGGGCTTGATGTCGGCGCGGGAAAGAACGTGGCAGTGGTAGCGGACACTTTCCACTATATCTGTCTCGCCAATGTAGCCCTTCTCATCGGCGAGAAATTTCTTGAACGCCGGTTCCCCGCACCGGATCGCGGCTTGCTGAGCCGGCGGTAGATCATTCCACCGCCGACGCTCTTTCTCGGGCTTGTTGTGCTCGATCGTGCGTGTCTCGGCCAGCCGGGCCAGCGCGACCTTGACCGGGGAGCCCGGCTGCGGAATGCCAAATAGCTGGACGGCCCGCTCGCCCTCTTCGATCGGGATTTCCACGACCAGCTGAATGCAAGATCGGGTTTTGACGATCCGGAAATCGGCGTAGTCGCCAGAGAGGGCGAGCGGCTTTGTCATGGTCGCGGCCTAGAAGGGCACGTCGTCATTGAACGGGTCTTCGTAGCCGACGCTGACCGGCGCGCCGCGCGTCGGCGCCGGTTGGTCAGACGCATACTCGACCGGCGCATTCGGATGCTCTGCCATTGCCCGATCGCGGGCGTTGGGAGCCATTCTGACGGTACTCGCCGGAGCCGCCGCCCGATTGGGCATGGGCCGCACGCGAAGGCCGTCTGTGAGCTTCCCCTGATAAGGGACCTTAGTGGAAAAAATCTCGATCTCGCCTCCGAGCCAGTTATTGGTTTCTGCGCCCCATGCTTCGGAGAGCGTCATGGCGTTCGTCCGATTGCAGATCATCCCCTTGTCCTTGCCGGAAAAGTAAAAGACGATCCTTGAATCCTGACCAACGGTTTCGCGTACGATCTCGCGAATTCTGACCGTGGTAGTGCGGCCCTTGAGATCGGATGCCTTGAGATACTTGCTCGGAAATTCGTCGTCGATATTCATGTCATTTTTCCTTTGCGGGGGTTCATGGATTTCGTCTTAGATCGTGGTATCTCGCACTCGCTTCAGGCCAGTGATGAGTTCGGCGCGAACTGCTTCCCATGCGATCTTTCCTGTCGCCATCAGGGGAGCAAGATCGGCATCGGTCATGCCGGCGCGAACGCCGGAAATCGAGACGAAGCAATCGGCTGACTCGTAGTTGCCGAGGTTCAGTTTGCGTGACATAGACACGCTGATTGTAGGCTCGCGTTCTGCAGGTTCTTCGCTCATGGTGGCTCCTGTTGAGTTAGACTGCGCTTTTTTGCTCGATTACCTCGAAGCCAGGTATGGTTCGCTTTCCATTGCGCACGTCAATCTCGGCGAGCGACAACAGGCAGGTTTCCATCTGTTCGCGCCGTTCATGCCAGTAATGTTTGGCGGCGGCGGTTGAATCGACAATCACGGGGCGATAGTGGGTATGGAGCGTGACGGCGCGGGCGCCACCCTTCGCGGCGGCCTTGTCCTTCTCGGCACGGTTCGCGGCCGTATCGGCACGCTTGGCGTCGCGAAGCAGAGCTTCGGCGCTTTCGCGGGCGGGCAGATCAGCGTCTCGCGCGGCACGAATTGCGGCTTGTGCGGCGGCGGCTTTCTCGTCGGCCTCACGGCGCGCGGCTTCGGCGGCAGCGCGCTTCTCGGCCTCAACCTTTTCCAGCCATGGCTTGAGCGCGTCTTTGCAAACCGTCGTAGTCAGATCGCATCGCTCAAGGAGTGGCGACCATTTGGCCTGCACTGCCTTGGCGGCTTCGTCATGCGGGCGCTTCTCTTCCTTGCGGGCGGCGTCGGCCACCTTGGCAGCGGAGCGGGCCGCGTCGAGAAGCTTCGACACGCCGTCAGCGTTGGCCTGCGACTTGACGCCTTCGCCGTCGAGCCAATGCTTGGCCTCTTCGTACAGGCCATCGATTTCCTCGCTCGACAGATCAAACGGATTTGCGCGATTGTGGCCGATCGGCGGCGGGGCGAGTTCGGTGAGCATTACGCGGCCTCGCGGATAGCTAACATTTTGAGCGTCTTGGCGTGCTCGATCCAAAATCGTGCTGATTTGAGATAGCGTAGATGCGCGATCTCGTTGCCTTCGCGATTGTACTGGACGGCCATCCGGCTACAGGTGTGAGCCAGGCTGGCAGCGGCACGAATTTCCTCTTGCACATAGACGATCATTCGCTTGCTCCCAGAACAGCTACCAACACGTCGTAAGCCGACAACCCCGCCTGAAAGAACGCCGCCACGACAATTGCGATCGCCATCACGGTACAGATCAGGAGTGCAATCTGGTCGGCGATGTGGGGACGGTAGCGGCGGTGAAGATCGGTGGGGGTCATGTCACATGTTCTCGGCGATGAGTTCGATGTCTTCTACGGTCAAGCCGGCTCGCCTCGCCGCACGCCCAAGCCGATAAATCGAATTCGGGTCTTTCGGTTCACGACCAAAGGTTAATGTCAGGCCGTTACGCCTTGCGGTCGCGGACACATATTCGCGGCTGCAATCGAGGTCGTCGGCGATCTGACGAGCGGTCCATTCCGGATGTTCGCGATGGACGCGGATGACATCGTGTTTCGTCGTCATGTCCTCGACCTCGCTCCACTAACCGGCGCGCCTGTCCGTCGAGACGGCTGTCTCGCGAGCCTGGCATCCGATGCGATGCGGCCCGTTTAATCCCGCTCTCGCGATCTTGCCGGCGCTTGGCCTTGGGGACGACCCGGAGCGGCGCGCTTCACGACAGGCGATGGATGAAAGAGCCTGCATTGCTCGTTGTGGAGGTGATCTGCCGATAGCGGGATCAGCATGTGAAGGATGCTGGCCGGATTGTTGCACTCCTCATAGTTCTTCAAAAGGTGTGCCGACCAAATCGGGCAATCGCCAGCACTCTCGCCATCGCCGTGAATACAGCGAGAGCAAAAATGCAGCTCGTAACTCAATCCTTCGGTGCCGTTGGAGAAGTAGCCCATCGCCCTATCCCTCCGTTCCGGAGAGGGCGGCGCGATTGCTACAGCCGCATTCGCCGGCCGCGATGCACTCGCCAACGGTAGTCTCGATCGGCTTGTTGTTGACGGGATGCGGACAGCGCGACGCTATGGTGGTGGCGAGCTTGAGCGCGGCCACCGCAACCGCGACCGGGAACTGAATGCTGCCGCGGCTCAAGGCGTCAGCCGCCCGCTCGTAATCCTCTCGGGTGAAGCGGGTCATGTCCGGCCCTCAGCCTTAGCGAGTGCAACCTGGATCGCCTGCCACTCGCCGGCCCAATAAGCCATCTCGCCTTTGTCGGCGAGCGCCTTGAGTGCGGTGTACATGTCGGGTGCGGCGGCGATCAGATCGGCGTTCGCCCTGTCTTGTTCCAAGGAATTGCCTCTCTCCAGAACGTGCGCGATAAGCCGCAATCCCGTGGGGGTCATCTGATTGCCGGTGTCGAACCGATGAGCGATGATCGGCCCCGCGCGATTCTGCGGCACGATATTCCAAGGCCATGGCGTGAAGGATGAGCCTTTAGCCATGTCCCACCTCGCTCTCAGACGTGATCGCCAGCGATAGGGCAAGGGCCTCCCGCAACGGCGGACGGAACAGGGCGCGGCCGCGTGGATCAGGCCCGACGATCATGTGGATGCCACCCGCCTTGCGGAGCCGACGGGCGCGGCCGATCTCCCGATGAGCCATCGTCCAGCAATCGGCAATGTAGTCGTCGATCTCGCGAGCCGCGGGTGAAAACAGATATTCCATTGTCGAGCGTGTGGCCTGCCATTGCAGAGCCTCGCGGCGATGTTGCTTGGCCAAGATCAGATGGGCGTAGTAGGCGGTGCGGGCAGTCATGTCAGTGGTTCCTCGGCCGGCGGGAATGAAAGCGGTGAACTATGCTCGGCCATCTCGATGGCGCGGATGTACATCCGCATCACTGCAGAATGTCCGTGATCGTCGTTCACCGATTCCGGGCACGTGTCGAAAAGCTCGTACGCAGCGGCGTAGAGGTAATCGGTAATCGGCGGTTCGACATCGAACAGGCCGATGCCCATGATCTTCCGCCAGGCGCCGAGAGCACAGAATTTAACCGGCTCGCCCGCGCTGATCTCGGCAATGTCGTGATTGTTGGCATCGCGGGCCATAGCCCATTGTGTCCAGCGAGACGGATCGGCGATCAGATCACGGGCTCGGCGGAGGATGTTTGCTGTCTCGTTCATTTGTGGCGCTCCATCGACAGTGCGTTTAGGCCGGACCTTGCTCAGGTGAACCTTGATTGCCATTTGTCCGCTCTCCCATTGCCAATCGACTGGCCTGATGAGAGCTTATATAGGACAAGCTGTCCTAGCCTGTCAAGGACTATTTGTCCTTAAATTGGGCGGACAAAAAAAGCCTTGATTAGACGAGGCTCAGCCGATTCTATTCAGCGGCTATGGATGCGGCGCGTCGCGCGCGGCCGGTAAACAGCCAACGCTCCTCAATGTGTGTCGCGGCGCAAAATGCCGGAATGAAGCGATGGGGCAACGGACTTCGGGTCTCATATTGCTTGTAAGTGTCTTGTTTAATCCTCAGAATCGTCGCGATCGCTTCCTGAGTAAGGCCCGCGCGCTCCCGCGCGAGTTTCGTTCGCGCTATGAAATCGGCGTTAAACGTAGACGGCGGTGCAGCATTTGCCATGCCCGGAGATTGAGACAATTCGTCCTTTTAGTCATAGGACACTTTGTTCTTGACGATAAGGACAATTAGTCCTAAGTCTTATGCCGTTATGGCACAGAGCTTCCGAGAGATTATCGGCTTGTGGGATTCGCCCGAAACTCTGGCGACAGAGCTGGGCGCCAAGGTCGAAACCGTCCGTAAATGGCGGCAACGCAATAACATTCCGGCTGAATGGTGGGCGTCCATTATCGAGGCCGCCAAGGCCCGCGGACAAAGCCTGACCGCGGACCAGATGACCGCTCTAGCGGCACGGGATGACGGCACGCCAGTTCTTGAGCAACCCGAGGCCGCCGCATGATCCGGTTTACTGAACGCACGGGGGAGCAGCACGCAATGACCGATCTTTCCTTTCATCCGCTGGCCGAAATCTTCCCGCTGATCGAAGGTACTGAATTCCAAGAGCTGGTCACGTCGATCAAGGAGAGCGGACAGCTCGATCCGATCATCACTTTCGAGGGTGCGATTTTGGACGGCCGCAATCGTCATCGCGCCTGCAAGGCGGCGGGCGTTGCCCCGATCTGCGAGGCGTTCACGGGGAATGATCCGGTGCGATTCATCATCGACAAGAACATTCACCGCCGGCACCTGACGGAAAGCCAGCGCGATCATCGCGGCCGAGTTCGCGACGTTTTAAGCGGGGTCACATATCGGCTCAACGCGTTGCCTTGACTGAACAATCCGATGATGGCCGAAGTCGTCCACCAACCCTCAGTGCGCGAGAAGCCGCCGATCTTGCGCAGGTCGGCGTCACCACTCTGATGACGATCGCGCTGTCGATCAAGGCCGCTAACGCCGCTCATCGCGACCAAAAAATGAATGCACTTGCTTGGCGTAGCCAAGGCAAGAACCCCGAAGCTTTCCCGGTTCTGGACATCAACTAAAAATATGACCTCGCTCCTCACCGCCGCATTCCTGACCAGTCTCGCCGGGGTGATCCTGATCCTCGACGATCGTCGCATAGGGGTGCTGTTCCTGGCCGGCGGGCTGTGGTGCGTCATTGGCGCGGTGGCGGCGATATGAGCGACTTTCACCACCCAGCCGCGACACGACCGGCCCTGCGCTATCACGGCGGCAAATGGTTGCTCGCGCCCTGGGTGATTTCTCATTTCCCGGCGCACAAAGTCTACACCGAGACATTCGGCGGAGCCGCGTCGATCCTGATCCGCAAGGCGCGATCCTACGCGGAAATATACAACGATCTGGACGGCGAAGTCGTCGGACTGTTTCGCGTTCTTCGCGACCAATGCGCTGCGGAGGAATTGTCGCGACTTCTGCGATTGACACCCTTCGCGCGCGACGAATTTTACCAAGCCTATGAGGCGATCGAGGATCCAATCGAGCGTGCCCGGCGCCTGATTATCCGCTCCTTCATGGGCTTTGGCTCGGACGGATTCAACTCCGCAATTCGCACGGGCTTCCGCGCGGCAAGCAATCGGTCCGGCACCACGCCGGCGCATGACTGGGTGAACTATTGCGCGGCGCTGCCGCGTCTGATCGATCGACTCTCGGGTATCGTCATCGAAAACCGGCCGGCTATCGAGGTCATGCAACAGCATGACAGTGACGAGACGCTGCATTACGTCGATCCGCCCTACTTGCCGGAGACGCGCTCGCAAAAAAGCCGGCGCGGCAAAATCAAATATCACGCCTATCGGCACGAGATGACGCCGCAGGAGCATGGCGATCTGCTCACTGCGATCAAGGCGCTCGCGGGAACCGTCATCATCTCCGGCTATCCGTCCTATCTCTATGACGGGCACCTGGGCGGGTGGCATCGGGAGGAACGCCGCGCTCTGGCCGACGGCGCACGCGAGCGAACCGAAGTGCTGTGGATCAATCGCGTTCATACGCCATCACTTTTTGACAGGCTTGCCGCATGACCACTCAGCGCGGTTTTACGGCCGCGACCTCCCCCATCCCCCACGAAGCGGAGCCGACCAAGCAACTTCGCGTCCTCGATCTGTTCAGCGGCATTGGCGGCTTCTCGCTCGGGCTTGAGCGCACGGGCGGCTTCAAGACGGTCGCCTTCTGCGAAATCGATCCGTTCTGCCGACGCGTATTGGCGAAACGTTGGTCCGACGTGCCGCAACACGACGATGTAGAGACCAGAGAATTTCAGGAAGGCGAGGCTGATGTCATTACCGGAGGATTCCCCTGCCAAGACATCAGCTTTGCTGGGCGAGGCGCCGGCTTGGCCGGGGAGCGTTCGGGACTCTACCGGCATCTCATACGAGCCATTCGCCTGGTACGACCGCGCTACGCGATCATGGAGAACGTGGCAGCGCTGCTTAGTCGAGGGCTGGGCACTGTTCTCGGAGACTTGGCCGAGATCGGGCATGACGCGGAATGGCATTGCATACCGGCGAGCGCCGTTGGTGCCCCTCACCGAAGGGACCGCATCTGGATTGTTGCCCACGCCAGAGGCGAGCAACACGAAGGCGGTGGCGCTCCGCTCCGCGGGCCGCTCGCCGCGGAACTTTCTGAAGCGGTGGCCGACGCCGACCTCCCGAGACTGGAAGGACGGATCAGCCAAGGCTTGCGAGAATGTTCCGGTGGGCAGGGCAGTCCACCAGTTCCATACACCACGTACTTCGCCGCGCTCGGCGAAGGAATTGGACGGAGAGAGTCCTCTGGGATTTGGCGGACTGAACCCAACGTGGGTCGAGTGGCTCATGGGGTTCCCTCCGAATTGGACAGAGGTCGACATGCCGAAGAAGAACACGCTGCGGAAGCAAGCGCGGAAGAGCACATCGGCGATAGCGGCGTGCCAATCCTGCGGGGCGACGGAGGCATTGGAGCGCCATCATCCCGATTATTCACGTCCGGATATCGTGGAGGTCTTGTGTCCTCCCTGTCACGTGACGGCGGACCTTCGGGATGGAACGCGGAAGGCCAAGGCGATGCGGGCATGTGCTCATTGCGGCAAGGAATTCCTGCCGACGCACAGCAAGAAACACATGTTGTGCAGTCCCGAATGTCGTTCGGCCGTTGGCCGCATGAACGCGGAGAAACGCTGGGGCAAATCTGGTCAGAAGAACCGGACATAGGCCGTGTCGCTCATGGTGTCCCTCATCGCGTGGACAGACTTAGGTCCCTCGGCAACGCCGTCGTCCCGCAAATCCCGGAGCTAATCGGCAACGCCATTCTTGCCTCGCTCGCCTCTCGATCAGAGGCAGCATGAACACCATTCACAATTACGAAGCGGAGCCGACCAGGGGTAACGCGAGCCGGCTCCGCTCCGCTTCACCCGCGAGCGGCAGGTGCGGGGAACTGAATTTGACCGGGGCGGACCCGGACGAAGTGTGGCCGCTGATCCGCTCGCACCATTATTCGCGCCGTATGCCGAGCAACATTCAGCATTGCTACGCGGCGCGCGGGCAAGGCGGCCTGTTCGGGAATCACGGGGAACTGTTCGCGGCGGCAGTATTCAGCATCCCGCCGACCCGTTGGGGTGAAGAACTCATTGAATTGAGTCGGCTTGTTCGATTGCCTACATTTTCGATTCCGTTGTCGCATCTCATTTCCTTTGCCTGTTCCCATCTTAGGAGGCGGGGCTGGGCGCTCGCCGTCAGTTTTGCGGACCAGCAGCAGGGGCATCATGGAGGCGTCTACCAAGCTGCCGGATGGTTCTACGGCGGTTGCCGGGAACGGGCTATGGACGGCATCCTTATCAACGGGATTTTCAAGCCGGGCCGGTCCTGTAATTCGCAATGGGGAACACGAAGCCCCGATAAACTCCGCCAAATACTGCCAAGTCATGTCATTGAACCCCATTTCGACGAAGGCAAACACCTTTACTGGAAGCCGCTTTCGATAGCTGGCCGATCGCGCGCGCGCCGCCTTGGACTCAAGGCGCTGCCCTATCCAAAACCCAATGCGTCCCGTCCATTGGACGAACCCCTTCCCAGGGGCGTGAGCGATGTGCAACCCGTCGGGGACGCTCCATGATTATGACAGTTGACGGGAAATTGAATTTCGAACTTCCGCGCGAGCGGAGGCCGCGTGGCCGATCGTGCTTCCTCCTCCCGAGTGCGGTCGGCCGCCACCATTTCAGACCCGCCCATCCCGGGGCGGCAGCGCGAGGCCGACCCTGCGCCCCCTATGATGAGGCCGGCTTCGCGCGACAAATCAACGATCCGGCGAAAGCCGGTGTGACGAGTGGCCGGAATACGGCGGCTATGGTCCCCACCACTGTCCGAGGCACGCCAAGGGCATTGTGGCCTCGTCACGACTTCATCCAAATCACCGCACATCCGCTCGACATGCCTCATCACGAGATCAAGCGCGAGTTCTCCCAGCACGTCCCACATCGCACGTCCCCGTTCAAACTGTCGCGACGGCACTGTCTTGCCGGACCAGCCGTTCGCGATGCGCGTCTCAAGACGAGACGCTTCTGTCATCACGATAGATGGCAGAGGAGTTTCCAGAGATGTCAGAAATCTCAACCGAGAAATCGGAGCGTGTCCGCATGAGTGACGTGGCGGAAGCCTCGTTTTTGATCCAGGAGGTCGCTGGCTTGCCCATGCGGCCAGTTAAGTCGGCGATCGGCCGCGCAGTGATGCGCGTCTCAAAATTCCTGCCGCCGCGCGAGCCGATGACAGCGAGCCGCGCCGAGGATATCTGGTATCGGCAGGCTCGCCGGATCGATGCCTGCGAGATGGATGCGCTCCGCTTGGCGCTGCGCCAAAGGAAAGAAGAGAATGCCCGAGGACAAATCAACGGCGCCGCCGCCGCTCTTCGTTCGCTGCGTGATCGCTATGCCGCGTCCGATCCGGACTTTTTTCGCGAACAGATACGGGCGATTGAGCAAGCGCTCCGCGAAACGGGCTTTGGAGCATTTGCGGAATGCGGCGCTGATTGCGCCCTGGATCAAGCCGAAGCGCTAATCCTGCCGCAGGCGCCTTCCGACCATGGGGGCGGCGCATGACCCGTCGTCTCTCCGGGGAGGAAGCCCTTCAGCTCTTCGTCGTCCAGCTCCTCAAGTTGGAGGGAGCGCCCGGCATCCTCGTCATCCGCGTGATGAACGAGGGCAAGCGCTCGCTAGCATCGGGCAGCAAGGCGAAGCGGCTTGGCCTTCACCCGGGAGCACCGGACCTGATCATCCTACGACCGGGCGCACTTGCCTACAGCCTGGAACTCAAGCGCCCGAAGCGCGGCAAGCAGCCTGCCGGCACGCTCTCGCCGGATCAGATCATATTCCGCGATCACTGCGATGCCCATGCCATGCCCTACGGGGTAGCCAGGACGCCCGAAGAGGCGCGGGCGCTGCTGATGCGCTGGGGATGTCTCCGTGGGCGCGTAGCGGCTTCCCTAGGGAGGGCTGCGGCATGACAGCCCAAGTTCTCGTCCGCGACTATTGCAGCTCGCCCGGCGCCGCGTCGGACCTTGCCCGGATCATCCGCGAGTTCTGGTTCAAGCGTGGCGGCCTCATCGAGACGTCGATCATTGGAGCATCCGGCATAGGGCGCCCCGAACCTAAGCGGCTCACCAATGGCGACCAGCCGTCGATGTACCTGGTGCGATCCGACATGCTGGGCGGCCTGCCGCAGAAATGGGAGCCACGATGATCAATTGGGATGAGGCCAATGTCGCGACGCTGAAACGATTGTGGGCCGACGGCCTGCCGACGCGCAGCATCTCGCTCGCCATCACGGGCAGAGAAACCGAGAGAAATAGTGTCATCGGCAAGGCCAACCGGCTCAAGCTCGAGCAACGCCAGCCGGCGAGCGGACGCGGCGATCCGTGCTACCGGTTCAGCCAGCGAGCCGCCCGCAAGCCAGCCGCGAAAAAGCCAACGCTGGTTCGATCGCGGATAAAGAAAGCCGTCCGGCCTACGTCAATCCCCCGGCGAGACGCGCCGTGCGTGCCGCCTCTCAACCTCACGCTCATGCAGCTCGGGCGCGGCCAATGCCGGCACATTGCCGGTGATGACAGGCTCTACTGCGGACAACCGACTTGGGGCGTCACGGCGTGGTGCGAACACCATTACGGGCTTGTCTACCAGCCTCACGATAATCGACGACAGCGTTATCGCGAGCGGGTCATGGAAGGGGTGGCGGGATGAGCACCCGTTGGTTCCGACTATACGCATCGGTGCTGAACGACCCGAAGGTTCAGCGCCTGGAACCAGCGCTTTTCAAGACATGGATCAACATGCTTTGCGCGGCGTCGGAAAATGACGGGATAATTCCCTCAATCGCAGATCTAGCATTTTTGCTTCGGCGCCCTGAAGCGTCGATTGCGAAGGACATAGAAGCTCTAACCGTCGCCGGCCTAATCGATGATGATGAAACGGTTTTGCGTCCGCACAATTGGACTGGCCGCCAATTTCAGTCCGACGTTTCAGCGGGCCGTGTGAAACGTCACAGGGAGCGACAGCGTAACGTTACACCGACCGTTACAGCGCCCGTTACAGTATCGCCCCCAGATACAGAGCAGATACAGAACAGAGCAGAGCAGACGCGCGCGCGGCAAAACGAACCCATCGAACGAAAAAAAGAGATCGATCAAATCGAGGCCGAATGCCGGGAGGCGGCAGGGCTTACCGACGACCCGTCGCCGAGCCTCTTGGACCTCTCGCCGATCGTGACGCTGATCGACAAAGGCTACGAGTTAGCCCGCGACATTCTGCCGAAATTGCGTGAGGCAAAAGCCCGCGGAAAGCGAGGTGGATCATGGAAATATTACCTCAAGGCGATCGAGGAATCGAAGCAATCGAATGGCGCGATCAAGCCGAACGAGCGCGACAAGCCCGGTGTCGCGGTCGCCTGGATTTGCACGGACGATCCCCGCTGGGCTCGCCTAGCCGATCGCTGGCAGGGTGAGCGCGGCAAGCCTCCGCCGCACACCAGCGGGCAGAACGGCATGGGCTGGCACTTCCCAGCTGAATGGCTCGTGGCCCTGACGGAGCAAGCGGCATGACCCGCCAGCTCCTTCCCGCGCTCCGCTGGTATGCCGTGCACACGACTGCCGGCCAGGAGGGCCGAGCCGCACGCAATCTCGCCCGGCAGGGCTACTACGTGGCCTATCCGTTCGATCGGATCATGACTCGAGTTACGCTAGGGGGGCAGCATGGTCGCGACGAGGCCGGCAACAGGGTTTATTTTGAGCGCACGGTAGACCGCTGGATCGAGCGCCCGCATTTCAGCCGGTATATTTTCGTGGCGCTGCGATTTGTCGATGAGCCGATCGGGCCGATCAACGACACTGATGGGGTAGCGCGGGTTGTTTGCGAGCGCATGAGTGGCAAGCCGCTGGAGATACCCGGATGGGTCATGGATGCGCTGCTGGAGGAGGCGCTGGCTGATCTGGCGGGCGAGGTTGATCTCAGGACCTCCAGGATTGAATTGGAGGACAAGCACTCACTCCTGATGCGCGAGGTCGTGGCGATCGGGGATACCGAGCTGAGCCGGTTCATTGATGGGCTGGGACGGCGGGTGACAGGGATTGCGGCGTGATGCGAGGATTATCGCCAGCGTCTCGCGTTCCGCTGCGGAGAGCCTCCGCTGGCGCTTGTAGCGCCCATTGGCAGGCACATAGCGCTTGGCGACCTTGTCGTAGACGAGCGCATCGGGATAGAGCCGGATGAACTCGTTGATGTCCTTGCTGGCCTGGCTGCGGTGCAGGCCGAACGCCTCGACCAGATCGCCTAGGTTGAGCTCCCCGCGCGTGGCGAGGAGCCCATCTATGTAGTCGAGCCGGCGAGCTGCCGCCCAGTCAGACATTAGGTCCCCGACGCGTGCAGTCCGGTGCGCTCCATGGTCTCCCGGAGATCATCGGCTGTCATGGGCGGGCCTCCGTAATAGCAGCGGCGCAGCGGAGTGCCGTCCGAGGCGTGGCCGGCAACGCCAACGCCGTCGAGTGCCCAGGCGATCATTTGGATGCGGTCGTGCGTGTAGCCATAGACCTGCGCCGAGCGAGCCGGGCTATCGGTGCGAGTAATCAGATTATGGAGCGCCGTCACCTCGGGCTCAGGTACATCCGCACCGGCAATCGATCGATCCAGCATTGCAAGGGCTTGGCGCGCATATGGAACGGCCGGCTCGATCTCTCGCCATCTGCTAAGGACCGCCTCGTAATGCTCATCTGGGGAATAGTCTTCGCTCGGCCGGCTGGCCCAGTCCAGCCACGCCTCTGCGTCATACATGGTGGCGAGTAAAGTGCGGCGGGCGCGAAGATCGGACATGTGCGAGCGGCCTTGATGGTTTGCCATTTTCCGTATCTCCTACAAGTCGCGATCATAGTCAGATGCCATCGCCTCATCGCGACGGTATGTGCGCATGTAGTTGGGGCCGGGGGCGGCTGACCAGGCAACCTGTGCCCGGAATGTGCAGAGATACGTGCCAGCCTTATCCTGCCACACGATCTGATCGACCGTGACTGTGACGGCTGATCCGTCGCGCTTGTTGACGGTGACAATCGAGCCGGGGCGCACGTCATAGTGGAGACCACCGCTGGTACGGCTGTCGATGCGGATGCCCCATGAGCCGTTACGCAGCTTGGTGTAGGTTGCGATCATTTCCATTCTCCGCCCCTGATCTTCGGCGAGGCGCCCTCTTTCGTTCCGACCATCTTGATATAGACTATCACATGGGCGTAATCAATAGATGGATCGAAAAAAGAGACGGATGGGCGATCACGAATTGTTACAGGTTTCACGTGAAACAATTCCTCATATGAGGACAAATCTCCCGCCCTCTTGACAGATCAAGGATTGTCATCCCAAATAGGACAGCATTCGCAATTGAGTTGCCTCGCTGGAATCTCCGGCCCTAGGCCAAGGCAATAGTCAGCAGGCGGCTCGGCCACATCGGCCTAGAGCGGCGATACACGCCGCGTTGTTTGCAATTCAGATTTCCAATCAGACAAAATCAGAGAATTCAAATGCGCGGTGGAAAGCGCGCTGGTGCTGGCCGAAAGCCTGGCACGCGCAACCCAGCAACCTTAGCGGCCGACGCCACGATTGGCGAGCTCGCCCGTCAGTTCACGTCTGAGGCCATTCATGGGCTTGTGGCGATTGCGCGATCGCCGAAGCTATCAGCGTCAGCTCGGGTTAGCGCATGGTCAACCGTGATCGAGCGCGGCCACGGCAAGGCACCGCAGCTCAACACGAGCGATGTAGCCCAGCTACGGCGCGCCCTGGACATGAGCGACGATGAGCTTGCAGCAGTTATCGCCGGCGGACGCAGCAACGGAGCTGCTAAAGCGTCGGCAGATCAGACGCAGCTTCACTAGCTGGTGTCGCCATCGCGGCTTCGCGCCGGCGGCGCACCACCAATCGATCATCGACGAGATCGAATCGTTTCTTGAATCGGATGATGAAGTTCTTCTGCTTTTTGCTCCGCCTGGCAGCGCAAAATCCACTTATGTATCGATTCTTTTTCCGCCCTGGTATCTCGCCAAGTTTCCGCAGAACTCGATTCTCGCGGCAACGCACTCGGTAGAGTTTGCCCAGCGCTGGGGTAGGAAGGTTCGTAATGATGTCGTGCTCGAAACAAAAACCCTTGGAATCGAGCTTGCTGATGACAGTCAGGCTTCCGATCGGTGGGCCCTCAAGTCCGGGGGTGAGTATTACGGCGTCGGAGCTGGAACTGGAATTGCTGGCTTCCGCGCCGACCTCGGTTTGGGAGATGATTTCTTCGGAAGTCGCGAAGACGCTTACTCGGAGACGGTCCGGCGCAAGCGCTGGGACTGGTATATCGACGACTTCTCCGCCCGTCTGAAGCCCGGTGCCAAGCGCATTCTGATGAACACGCGCTGGCATGAGGAGGACGTAGCTGGCCGCATCCTCGAGCAAATGCGCAAGGGGATCATCAAGGGTCGCGTGATCTCGATCCCGGCCATTGCCGAGGCCGGCGACGTGCTCGGGCGCATGCCGGGCGAATACCTCTGGGACGACGACCAGGCTTATCGCTATGGCGATTTTCTCCGCGCTCGCCAGCGCGAGACATCGCCGATGATGTGGTCTGCGCTCTATCAGCAGCGGCCGGCTCCGGAAGAGGGCGACTACTTCAAAGCCGATTGGCTCAAGACCTACACGGTATTGCCGCCTCGCAACGAGATGCGCGTCTACGGCGCATCGGACTACGCGACGACGGCGGACGGCGGGGACTACACGGTCCATGTGGTGGTCGGCTTGGATGCAGACGGACGCATGTATGTGCTCGACCTGTATCGCGAGCAGGCGTCGAGCGACCGATGGGTCGAAGCCTTCTGCGATCTCGTCATCAAGTGGAAGCCGATGGCCTGGGCAGAAGAAACCGGACAGATCAAAGCCGGTGTCGGGCCGTTCCTCGACCGCCGGCAGAGCGAACGCAAAGCCTACGTGATGCGAGAGCCGTTTCCATCGCGTCATGACAAGGCGGTGCGGGCGCAATCGATCCGGGGACGGATGGCGATCGAGGGGCTGTACGTGCCGGAGAACGCGCCTTGGCTCGCAGACTTCCGCTCCGAGCTTCTGACCTTCCCGGCTGGTCGCCACGATGATCAGGTCGATGCGCTCGGGCTCATTGGGCAGCTTTTGGACACGGTCGTGTACGGGCAGAAGCCGAAGACCGAACCGAAGCCCAACCGCACCGGCTACAAGCCGTATGAGCGCAATGACTATGGCTCGATGATTAGCCTGTGAGTGTGCCTGCCGTGGTTAATCCCAGGAATTCACTCGCGGCTTGTCAGAAGGATGCGGACCGCATCGGCGAGCTCATCAAGCGCGTGCGACCGAGCGTCTACATCTCGCGTCCTGTTGACGGGTCTTCCGCCGCCGGGATCGGTGTTGAGGTTGAGCGCGACGGCGAGGTTGTTCGTCAGGCCATAGTCTTGCGCGAGAGTGGTCGATTGATGCGGAGGATCGTCACCAGAATTCTCCTGGATTGGATCGACCAACAGACTCGGCCTGAATATGGCTAGCGCGACCGGCTATTCAACTGGCGCGTCAAGCGTCGGCGCTGTCGGCGGCGGCGTATCCGAGGGCGACGACGAAGGTTATTCCGTCACCAAGCTCAAGGAGCAGTACCTTTCGTTCCAGAACGCCAAGGACGAGGAGATTCGCGAGCAACGCGTCGCGCGGCATTATTTCCACGGCGACCAGCTCACGGCCGAAGAGCTGCGGGTGCTCAAAAAGCGCCGTCAGCCTGCGGTCATCCGCAATGTGATTGATCGCAAGATCAATGGGGTTGTGGGCCTCATTGAGCGGTTGAGACAGGACCCGAAGGGTTACGCGCGTTCGCCGCAGGAGGAGGAACGCGGTGGGGCGGAGGTGGCGAGCGAAAGCGTCCGCTACACGCTTGACAAGCCGAATGACGATGAGGCGGATTGGGCTAGCGCGTCTGCTGAGGTCGTGCGTAGCGGGGCAATCAATGGGATTTTCGGAATTGAATTTGCTCTTGAGAAGGGTGATCACGGCGACCCGGATATTACCTATGCGATGGTGGATGCGGACACCTTCTTTTACGATCCGCGTTCGGTCCGCTACTCGTTTTCTGATGCTCGTTTCATGGGCGTGGCGAAATGGGTTGATCTCGACGTAGCCCAGGAGATGTTCCCGGATCAGGCCGAGCTTCTTGCGGGGCTCGTCTCGTACGGCTCCGGCCTGATGCAATCGACCAATCAGCAGCAGGACCGCGAGCGCCGCTGGGTCGACACCAATCGCAAGCGCCTCTTCCTCGTCGAGCATTGGCACATCAGCAAGGGCGAGTGGTTCTACTGTTTTTACGTCGGCGACCAGAAGATCAGGGCTGGTCGGTCGATGTTCGAGAATGAGAAAGGGAGAACGGTTTCGCGCTATGTCATGGATACGATCAATATCGACCATGACGGCGATCGTTACGGCTTTGTTCGTCCGCTGAAGCCGCGACAGGATGAGTTCAATGCGCGCGGCTCGAAGGCGCTGCATACGCTCAATGTGCGCCGGATCAAACTGACCAAAGGTTCGGTCGATGACATCGAGGTGACGCGGCAGGAGGCCGTGCGCCCCGATGGTGTGATTGAGGTCAATCCGGGCGGTGATCTGGAATTTGACGACGCCAAGAGTGCGGCTGACTTTGCCGGCCAGCTCGAACTCATGGCCGAGGTCAAGGAAGAGATCGAGAATTTCGGCCCTAATCCAGCGCTGATCGGGCAGGGGATCGAGAACAAGTCGGGCCGCGCCATTGCGCTTCTGCAGCAAGCCGGAATCGCCGAGCTTGGCCCGGCTATTCTAAACGTTCGGCGCTGGAAGCTACGTGTTTACCGATTCGCCTGGAACGCTCAGCAACAGCACTGGACGGCCGAGCGCTGGATCAGGGTGACGGACGACGAGCGGGTGCAGAACCTCATTCAGCGCGGCCTGATGGACGAACAGACGGCTCCATTCCTCGCAGTCAATCAGATGAAGATGACGCCGCTCGGGATGCCGACCATCGCGAACAATCTCGGTGCGCTCGACGTCGATATCATCCTCGACGAAGGGCCGGACACGATCACGCTGATGCAGGACACTTACGACACGCTCCAGGCCATGGCCCAGGCCGGGGCGCAGATTCCGCCGGAAATCCTGATTGAGTTGTCGCCAGTCGACGCGCGGACGAAGCGGAAGCTCTTGCAGATCGCGGCCAAGGCCAACCAGCCCGATCCGCAGGCGCAACAGCTTCAGCTCGAGGACGCGACGGCGACAGTGCAGGGCAAGCGGGCCAAGGCCGCGAAGGATATGGCCGGCGCGCGCAAGACGATGGCGGAAGTGCCCGGCGAGGGCGCCAAGGCGACACGCGACAAGGCCGCGGCACTCAGAGACGTGATTGGGGCGGCCACCGATCTGCACAATGCGCGTCAGCCGCCACCGAGCGCGAATGGCAGGGGCGATGGTGCGCGGCCGAGTGACGGCGGCTTGGGACAGCTCCAATGACTCTTGTCCATCTGACCGGTAATCGCTTTGGGCTCATGGCGCGAACCGTCGAAGATTTTTCCGACGAATTGCGGGCATGGGTCAAGAAGAACTGCGAATACGATCCATACAATTTCATGTGGCTCTTGCCGGGCTGATCTATGCCGCTCGAAAAAGGCCGCTCGCGCGAGACGGTAAGCCGGAACATCCGGACAGAGATCGCCGCCGGCAAGCCGCAGCGGCAGGCCGTAGCAATTGCTCTGCACACGGCCGGCGTTCCGCGCAAGGACGATCACGGCAGGCCTGGCTATTACAGCCGGCAACTGAAGGATTCGCGAAATGGACGATAAAGAGCTGCGAATGCAATGCTTGCAACTCGCCGATCGGGGTATCAGCCGCGATCGTGATCAGATGATCAAGGATGCGGCGGTGTATTACGCCTTCATCACCGGAGCGCAGCCGGGCATGGCGGCCTTCATCCCGGAAGAGCAACGCGCGGCACTCTTTTCTGGTCAAATTGGCAAAGTTGGATATTCGCCCGGGGGCGCTGATCAATCCACCGATGCCGCTGTCGGTGATGTTGCCTGGAAGGACATGCGCTGATGGCGACCACCGAAGAACTGAACGCTGTTCGGGCACGCGGCATTACGCCAGTTCAAATGGTCGATGCGACCGGCACCCCTGCCGCCAGCGCCCCCTCAGCCAGTACTCTGACGACCGGGCAGAGTGCCCTTTCGACCTCGGCCGCTCAGGTCATCGCGACGAATGCGGCGCGGAACTATGCGGAGGTCAAAAACACCGACGCCGCTATCCTGATGTACATCGGCATGTCGGGTGCGCTCACGACTGCCAACGGGCATCTTCTCAGACCGGGGGAGGCGTTTGGGTTCCGGGGCTATACCGGGCCGATCTTCATGATCGCGGCCAGCGGTACGCCAACCGCCACGTTCATTCAGTGGTGACGGCGGATGCCCGGGTCTCGCATGGCCGGAGAAGGCGTGCTTGGGGTTGGCCCGGATTCTCCCGGCTCGGTGAGCTGGCGGCCAAGTGGGCCGCCGCGCTGGCGGCCGAACCTGACCGATATTCCCGGCCTCAAGGCCTGGTACGACCCGACCGATCCGGCATTCGTCACGACAGAGGGTACCGCAATTGTTTCGATCGGGCCGAAGGAGGTTCCTGACAGTGGCTTGCTGAGTCTGGGGCAAATCGCGCCAATCAACCGGCCTATCCTGGTCGACGTTGATGGCAAGACTGTTATCCAGTTCTTCGACAGCACCCAATGGCTCGAACGCGCCGCTGCGCCCCTTCCCGATCGAGAACTCGGGCTTGCGATGGTGTTGGCGTGGGCGGTGTTGGACCCCAATCGCGGCACCAGTATTTGCAAGATCAACCGCGTCAGTTCCCCGGCACAGCGCGTCGATCTGAGTGTAATCACTGCTACCGCCGACTTTCGCTACCGCTTTGGCACGTTTGGCGGAGATTTCGGTCAGGCCGACCGGCCAATCCCGAACAGTCAATGGGCGATCACGACCACACACGATCGTACCCATTGGCTCAACGGCGGCGATGAGCAGACGTTTGCCTCGGGATCGATCGGTCCATCGACGGACGCCGATCTTGAGCTTGGCGGGTTCACCGGCGTCGCCGGGCACTGGATCATCGTGAGCGGCCCGACCATCACCGATGAGCAGCTGCGCAAGCTCGAAGGCTTCGTTGCCCATGATCTCGGCATCGCGAGCGTGCTCGTCCCCGGACATCCGTGGAAGGACGCGCCGCCATGAACTACCGCGGGATCGCTGCCATCATCATCGCGGGCACGGTTGGTGGCGCTCTCCTCGCCACGGTGATCGGCCTGGCGGTCATGGACCGGCAGCTCGGCGAAGTGGGCGGGGACGCCCTGATCGCGCTTGGCGGCGCCCTGGTCGGTGCGCTGGCGACGTATCTGGGTCAACAGCAAGAGCCCCCGGCATGATGTTCACCGGCTATATCGAGTCACCATGCCGCCCGACGTGGCGCCCCGATCTGGACGAGGGCAAAGGATGGTGTTCGATCTGCAAGACTATCGTGAGCAACGAATGTGGAGCACCGCGCTATATCGGCCGACTCCACCGCATGTTCGCTGATGCGCGCCGGATCATCCACAGACACGTCCGCAAGGACGACGGAGTAATCGCCTCGTAACGAGTTTCGTCCGGCTCACGACACGAGCCACGCTCCGGGCGGCGACCTAGCCCGATACGCCACGCGCGGCGAGACAGCGCGCTTCGTCCTCTCAACGAAACTGAGAAAAGGAATGGACCATCCATGGCCCAGGAACAGGAATCTGATGCCTTCGAGACTGCCTTCAATCCGCCTGCACAGACGGACGAGGGCGACAAGGAAGGCGGCGGAACGACACGCGACGAGCAAGGCCGCTTCACATCCCCGACGAAAGTCGAGGATAGCGGAGACGGCGGTGAGCAACGCCAGGAAGAACGCGTTGTCCATACCGTTCCACTCTCCGAACATCTGTCCACGCGCGAGCGTGCCCAGGCGGCAGAGCGGGAACGGGATGACCTTCGTCGCCGCCTCGACGCGTTCGATCGCGAGAAAGCCGAGGCCGCAAAGCCGAAGCGCGAACGCCCGGACCTGATCACCGATCCCGATGCAGCCTACGGCTACATAGAGGAGCAGATCAACGGGCGTGGTCAGTCGGTCGAACAGATGCTCCAAAGCCGCATCCTCGACATGACGTTTGCCGATCAGGACGAAGCCGACCCGGAGAAATTCGGAAAGGCGTTCGCAGCCCTTCGGCAGGCCAACGCCGACGGCGATCCGGTTGTCGCTCGCATCAAGAATGCCCCCAATCCCGGTAAGGCGCTGATGCGCTGGCACAGCCAGAACGAAGCGCTGCGCGAGGTGGGCGGGGACATCGCCGGCTATCGCAAGAAGCTCATCAGCGATCCCGAGTTCCGCAAAGAGTACCAGGCAGCCATGGAAGCTGAAGCCGCAGCCCAGCGCGGCGGAGGCCAGGGACGTTCCTCGAACGTCACCGATTTGCCGTCCCTCAACCGAGTGACCGGCGCGGGCAATGACCGCGGCGGCGACGGAGGAGGCGGCGATCTCGTCGAAAGAGCATTCGGTCCGCGCAAGCGACGCTGAGACACGCGCGTCTCGCGGGCCTGACCTATAGGGGTAGCCGCTATGGCTCTCACTTCCGTTCAGACCAACAACAAACTCGTCAAGTTCGTCGAGGAATTCACTGTCGAATGGGGCCGTGAAAACCTCTTCTCGCCCTATCAGGGCACGTCGATGACATCGGTGATCCGGGTCATCAACCAGCTCAAGTCGGGCGGCGAGGAAATCAACATCCCGCTGCTTGCCAAGCTGCAAGGGGCGGGCGTCGGCTCCGGCACGTTGTCGGGCAATGAGGAAAGCCTTGATGACTATGGCATGCGCCAGAAGATCGATTGGGCGCGCAATGCCATCGTCACCAACAAGGCGGAAATCCAGAAGCAGTCCGCCGACATGCTCGCCCAGATGCGCCCGCTCCTCAATCTGTGGGCGGACGAGCTGCGCCGTGACGAAACGATTGCAGCCTTCATGGCGCTGCCATCGGAATCGCCGCAAGTCGGGCTTGGCTCCGCGGCCGGCGATCGTGTCGGCGGCATTCGCTACGAGGCCGCGACCGCCGGCCAGCGCAACACATGGCATGCGGACAATCAGGACCGCATCCTCTACGGTAACTCGATCACGAACTATGTGGTCGGCAACCACGCCACTTCGCTCGCCAACGTTGATGTCGTCAACGACCTCTACACCGCTGGCTCGCTGAAGCTCCTCAAGTATCTCGCCAAGCGCGCCAATCCGAAGATCAAGCCCTACAAGGTCGAGAGCGGCAAGGAGTATTTTGTCGCCTTCTCGGGTTCGATCGTCTTCCGCGATCTGCAAACCTCGCTCGATACCATCGACAAGGATGGCCGGGCGCGGGAAGGCCGCGGCATGGACAACAATCCGTTGTTTCAGGACGGCGACGAGCTCTATCGCGGCGTGATCGCGGTCGAGGTGCCCGAGATCGATGAGTTCACCGAACAGGTGTGGACATCGCTCCTCACGGCTGGTGCCGGCGGTACCACTAGGGTCAACCCGGTGTTCTTCTGCGGCCAGTCAGCGCTGTCCTTTGCGATCGGCCAGATGCCGAGAGTAACGCAGAAGGATGACACCGACTGGGAGTTCCTGAAGGGCGTCGGCATCGAGATGGCGTATTCTTTACAAAAGATGTTCAAGAAGCAGCCGAAGTCCGGGACTGCCCTCAAGCAGTGGGGCTTAACGACAGGTTTCTTCGCGAATTCGGTCGTGTGAGATGGCAATCTTCTCGCCGGTCTCTGACAGCATTGGCGTTTCGATAGGCGGAATCTTAGGCCCTGGTCCCGTTGTCGAAATTGTTCCTCTCGTTCCATATCCAAGCATTTGTCTGAAATTCACAGCCGGCAATCCCGGCCTGAAGTTCATGCTTGGGGATGAGGATACAGTCTTTGATTTGGACGCCGCTTTATCCACCGATCAGTTTGTCAACGAAGTGCAGCAACTTGTGAGAAGTCACACGAGCCTGATTATCGGCACGAATGACACCTCACAAATCAGGGCCTGCACATTTCGCTTTGGCGTCCTGATCTAGCTTTTGAAGCGGGGAAGCTTTGGCTACTCCCCGCTTTCTTTCCCCATCCTCTGACAGGAGTTCTCGTCATGCCCAAGACAGGCATTCCGGCTCGCGATCCGTTCAATCTCGCGCCTCAACTCGGCTTCCTGGCTTTCAGTTGCAACCCGGCAACGGAAGCTCTCGCGGCCGGGAAGCTGAAGGGGACCCTCCCGGCCGGCGCACTGGTGCTGGGATCGTTTGCCATCACTGAAACCGTGCTGGCCGGCGGCGCTCCGGCGCTGTCGTTCGGCACGACTGCCGCGACGGCTACTGAGCTTCGTGCCGCCGCCTCGTTCAACGCCGCTAATGCGATCTCGGCTTTGATCGCACCAAACACGCTTGCGAGCTTCGGACTGAGACTCGCCAACGATACGCCGATTTTCGCAAAGGAAACCGGCGCGGCAACGTCCGGCCTGGTTCATCTGGTCATCGTCTACGTCAAGCTTGTCTAGGCCAACTGGGAGTCCCGCTTCGCGGGCTCCCTTCCTTTGGAGCATCCCGCAATGTCAGCACGCATCACGTTTCTGGGCGGCGACGAAACCGGCAACGTTGGTTCCGTCAAATGGGGCGAGTACGCATTTCAGCTCAACAATCCGACTGTCTGCGACGATCCCCACATCATCGCCAAGGCGCGGGCCAACAAGTTCTTTCGCGTCGATGGCGAGGACGCGGGCCAAGCCACGATCGACAAGGAGGCCAAGGTTGCGCCGCATCCGTCGAAGGCCAAGGCCAAGGACGAGAAGTAGCCAGCGATGGTTGACAAAACCAGAGCCCAGCTCGTCGAGCGGGCGCTGCAAATCCTCGTCCCGCTCGCGGTCGGCTCGCATTCGGCCGAAGACACGGCGCTGGTCGACGGCATGGTCGAGCCAATGCTGGATGAGCTCAACGCACTCGGGATTACCTACATCGGCAATCCCGATGCCATCCCGCTGGCACAGTTCAATGCGCTCGCGATCCTGCTTGCCGATACGGTCAAGTCCGACTTCGGCCTCAACACGCTTCTGCCGCTTGCCGATCCGGGACAGGCTCGGAGCGATCTCCGTACCATGAACGCCGGCACGTACAGCCGCGCCGTCTTGGCGGCAGAGTATTTTTGATCGATGGCGAAGATTTTGTTTCCGTCCAGCACCTCGCCGGGCATCAAGCCGGCAGAGGGTGGCGGCCAGCTCGTCAATGCCTATGCTGAGCGGCTCGGCGAAGGCGCGCCGGCCCAGTACGTCATCCGCCGCGCGCCCGGCCTTCTGTCGTTCTCGGACACGGCCCAGACGACGTTCCGCGGTTCGTTCTTCGACGCAGGCAATATCTTCTCGGCTTGGTCCGGTTTCCTCCGCAAGACGAATAGCGCGGGCGTGTCGTCGGCTGTGGGCGCGCTGGCCGGAACCGATCCGGTGTTCTTCGCCCGCAACAACAAGACGCCGACGCCGGATTATGTGGCGGTATGTGCCGCCGGGCCGTTCACGTTCACGACGGCAGCAACCGCTCCGCTGGTCGATCCCGATCTGCCGCTCCCAGTCTCGGTGTGCTTCCTTGAGGGCTATTTCTTTTTCGCCATCGGCGATGGTCGCTGTTTCGCCTCCGGGCTCAACGCGACCACTGTCAATGCACTCGATGTAGCCCGTGTCGAGTCAAAGCCGCTCGGTCTCATCCGTGGCATTGCCTTCAACGGCGAGCTCTATCTTTGGGGGCCGAAGAATTGCGAGGTGTGGGGTAGCGGCGGCGATCCCAATCCGACCGGTTTTCCTTTTCGGCGCACGACCACGATCGGGAGTGGACTTCTCAACGCGACCGCGATTGCCGGTTGGGAAGACGGCTTCCCGGAGGTGCTGATCTGGGCTGCCGCCGACAACACCGTGTGTCAGCTCGCCGGTTATACGCCGGTCAAAATTTCCGACCCATGGCTTGATGCGCGGATCGCAGCGACGACCGACAAAACGACGATCTCTTGTAGTGTCTCGGTTATTGTCGGTCATCCTTGTGTGAATGTGCGCGGGCCGCTGTTCTCCGCATCCTATGATCTTGCCGAAAAGAAGTGGTTCGAGCGGGAATCCTACCTCAGCCCGACATGGCGACTGCTCGGCAATACCGTCAACGCCTTCGGCAAGTGGTATGGCGGCGATCAACTGTCCGGGCGGCTGATGGAGATTACCGAGAGTGTCTTCCGCGAGCACGACCAGCCGCTCATCTGGCAGGCCGACAGCATCGCCATGGAGGCGTTTCCGACGCGCCTGCAAGTCCCGCGGGCTGACTTCAATTTCGTCGCCGGCACGGGCGTCGCCGACAGTCTTGAGCCCGAGGTCGTCGATCCGATGGTGGACATCTCCTACTCGGACGACGGCGGTAATACGTGGTCAATTCCGCAGAGTCGTCAGCTTGGTCAGAGTGGGGCCTACGCTTCGCAGATCACGGTGACGCGGCTCGGCATGACCGGCGCGAAGGGCCGCCGCTGGCGGCTCTCCGTATCGGCGGCTGTTTATGTCGGGTTGCTCGGCGGTGACATGCAGGCCGTTGCGAGGGCGGCCTAGATGCCTGATCTCGGCAATATCCCATCTCCGGGAGAGTCGGTCGCCGATGCCGCGGCACGAATGACGCCGACTTGGTATCGCTGGCTGAAGTCGATCATCGGGGCATTGGCGGACAAGCAGCCGCTTGACGCCGATCTCACCACAATCGCGGACAACGCCACAGCAGATAGGCTATGGGGCACCACGACGGCCGGTGCGACGACGCTTGTCACCGGCATATCGGTGTCGGCCGGGGCCTTCTCGGGCCAGATCAGTTTTCCAGCCACGCAAAGTGCTTCTGCCGGCGCCAATGTTCTGGACGACTATGAGGAGGGGACGTTTACGCCCACGATCACAGCAGCGAGCGGCACATTCACAACCGTTAGCGGATCGATTACCTATATCAAGATTGGGCGATTGGTGTCGCTGATAGAGGTTTCAATTATTATCACAACCAATGGCACCGCGGCGGGCTCGGTCCAATCTACATTACCGTTCCAACCGGATGCCACCTCCATTATTGTAGGGCGTGAGGTGGCCGCTATGGGGTCCATTTTGCAGGGCAGCATCACCAATGCTTCTCCGCAACTCCAATCGATCAGCGATGACGACAATGCTTATCCTGGCGGTAGTGGTCGAGCTCTGATTCTCTCGGGATGCTATAGGACGGCAAGCTAACAACGCCAACACAGTCACGGTGAACAATACATACCAGGTTGGAGGGTCATTCATTGTTTGAGCAGCGTACTATCGTTGATCAAGTCGAGGTCCGCACTGACGGTGAACTTCGCATCCGCATGGACAAGCAGCTTATCAAGGACGGTGAGGCGACCGGCGATCCCCGTTGGCATCGGGCAAATCTCTTGCCCGGCGGCGACCCTGACGCGCTCTTGGCCGCAGTGAATGACCATCTCGTCAAAATGAAGGAGGGCTTGGTGGCCGATGCGGACTGGGACATCGTACGCCGCCTCGCTGCATCCGAGCATACGCCGACCGTAACGGCAGCGTGGCAAGAGAAGCAGGCGACCGAACTCGCCCTTCAAGCTTCACGCGTGCCTTCTGCCAAGCCCACCTAGCCCATCTCCGACAGCGACTATCCCCGGCCCGCTTCGTGCGGGCTTTTTGCATTGGAAAAATCTGATGGCGCTCAAGGACGTTTTTTCAGACAAGAACGAAGGCACGGCCAAGAACCGGCTGACCAAAGGTCTGCGCGAAGGCCAGAAGGTAGCGACCAAAGCCCTCCGCAAGGGCGAGAAGGGCTTCAAGGGCTCCTACGCCCAAGCGCTCGGCGATGTTGCCGGGTCGGCCCGGACTGCGACCAACCAGATCACGGCCTCGGAAGCGCCTGCGCTTAACGACATCGCGACCTCCACGCAAGGTGGGATCAACTACCTGACCGGTGGCGAGGTGACCGGACGGGCCGATATCACGGGTGCGACCGACAAGGCCGTTGGGGCAATCCGTGGCGGCGAGACGGAAGCGCTCAAATACTACGATCCCTACGCCGCGACGGGGACGGCTGCGAACACCTCCTATGCGAATGCGCTCGGCCTTAATGGCGCGGCGGGCCGCGAACAGGCCGTCAATGATTTCCGGGTCACGCCCGGCTATGAATTCGCGCTCAATCAGGGTTTGCAGGAACTGGATCGCCGAGCCGCTTCGCGCGGCATGCTCGGCTCCGGCAATACCTCGATCGACACACTCGATTACGCCCATGGCCTCTCCGATCAGGAGTATGGCGACTACCTCGATCGGCTCTTGGGGCAGCAGCAAATGGGCGTCAACGTTGCCGGCTCGCAGGCGGGCATCCGGACGGGCGCGGCGGGCGACGTGGCGAATCTCGAGGCCGGCGAGGGCACCGGCCTTGCCGATCTCGCGACGCGGGCCGCGGAGGGCCGTTCTGCGCTCACGGCCGCGGGCGGCGTCAACAGCGCCGGCATTCGCACCAACGCGGGGACGGCGCGGGCTGGCATTGCGACCGATGCGGGGACGCGGGCAGCGGCGATCAACACTGATCTGGGCGGCCAGAAATACAGCTACGCCAGCGACCTTGCCGATCTCCGCTATCGCACCAAGACGGGCATTGCCGGGGCGGAGGCGGGTTACCAGCAAGGTAAAGACGCCACAGGCGCTAATATCGTCGGCGGCGTGACTGGTGGCCTAAGCCTCGGCGCGAAGTTACTGGGGCTCGGCGGCGGCACGTCCTACAGCTCGCAACTGAGGTAGACAAAAAATGGCTGCATGGGACCAGCCCATCTCGCTTCCGCCGCAGCGGGACTACAGCGGGTTTTTGCGCGATGCGATCTCGAGCGTCGGCGATCCGATCGTCGCCAATCGCGAGGCGGCGACGCGGAAGGCGCTGGCCGATCGTGACTATGCGCGTCAGCTTCAGGAAGACGAGCTTGCGAAAGAAGCATTTGGCTTTCGCAAGAGCCAAGCGGAGTTGGGGCAGTCGAACGAAGATCGCGACTATGCGCTCCGGCTTCGTCAATACGAGCACCCGAATACAGCGAGCGGTGTTCCTACCGGCTATCGTGCGACCGACAGCGGCATGGAGCCGATGCCGGGCGGCCCGGCGGACCCGGCGACGATCCGGGCGCAGGCTGAAGCGCGGGCCGGGGGAACCGGGACCGGACGCATCAAGCCGTTGCCGGCAACGACGGTCAAGGCGCTCGGCGATGCCGGGAGTGCGGTCGCCGATGTTGGCCGAGTCAACAGCGGCTTCAAAGACGAGTTCGCGGGATGGGGCTCGCAGACGGTTGGCGATATCGCCAATTTCGCCGGCCGCAATCTCGGCGTTGGCAACACCGAGGCCGCCGAATGGTGGCAGGATTACCAAGCGCAGAAGAACATTCGCCGCCATGCGTTGTTCGGCTCCGCGCTGACCAAGACGGAGAGCGCATCCTTCGACAAGGCGGATGTAAATCCGGGAATGACACCAGATGCGATCAAGACGAACCTCGCGCGGCAGGAAATGATTGCCAAGCGGGCCGCCTCGAAACTGGCGAAGGCATACGTCGCTCAGGGCTATTCGCCGGAGGTCGTCGAGGGCGCCCTTGGTGTCTCGCTAGAGGATTTAGGGCTCGCTGCGCCGGGTGGCGGAGGCGGCGGCGTGAGCCGCGAAGAGGTGCAAGGCATCGTCGATGAAGCCATGCAGCAAATTCAGGAGGGCGCGGACCCGGAAGCCGTCAAGGCGAAGCTCTTGGAGCTCGGCATTGATCTCGACGCGATGGTGACGCGGTAGGCTATTTGAAAATGTCGGCGATTGGATCGTCGCTGGTACCGGCGCAATGGAATAGCATGAGATGTTCTTCGCCGTCAGGAAATACGATGGTTGCCGTTTCGGTTTCCATGGTTATGTCCATGGTTTCCATAGTCTCTCCGGTTTTTGTCTTACACGGAACACTATAGCCGCCATCGTCTTTCGGTAACAGCAGACAGAATGTGCCGGGAAATTGGATCGTTGACTTATCCATGTAGAAATAATCGTTACCGAGAGCCTCAAATTCTGCCGCAGTGGCGTTGCCTCGGGTGAGTAGATTGCATGTGGCTGGCGTTCCATACGCTGCCATAGCGGCCGTCGGTAGCAAGGCTGCAAGTACGAAGATCAAGGGTCTCATGAGTCCCTCCCTTACAGGGTAGGTGAGGACGAGAAACAGGATTGTCAATTGGCCTATACCGGTTCTCCAAACTACCCAAGCAATTCGCCTGCCGGCGCAGGCACGACGAGCGGCACGTATTTCAAGACGCCGCCGTCCTGGGCGGAAGCGCTTGCAGCCGCCGCAGCCGCGCCAGCGGGGAGCTCGTCGAGCTATGCCTCGCAGCTCGGCATGACGGGCAGCGAACGCACGGCTGGTGCGAGCAGGGCGACGGCGACCAAGCCGGCCAATCCGGTGACGGGCACGTCTGCGCCGGTAACACCGCCTCCACCGCAGGCGTTTGAGGCCGCCCGGAAGGCCACCATGGCCGTTCCGGGGATCACGCGGGCGCGTACGCAAGAGGCTGACATTCTCGGCAATGCGCCGCGGGCGACGCTCTTTGGCGGTCGGGCGAAGATGTCATTGAATGACATCAATGCCACCAACGAGACCGCCTCACGGTTGGGTGTCAGCCCGGCCGATCTTCTGGCTGTGTCGGGTTATGAGACGATAGGAACTCTCAATCCCGATATTGCTGGCGGAACGGGTGGGAAATATCGCGGACTAATCCAGTTTGGCGCACCTGAGCGCAGGGAGTTCGGTTTTAAGCCCGGCATGTCGTTTGCCGATCAGATGCGCGGGCCGGTCTACAATTATCTTTCCGCTCGCGGCGTGAAACCGGGCATGTCGCGCGACCACATTTATTCCATCGTCAACACGGGTGGCCTCACGGCCAGCGGCAAGCCTCGCTACAATTGGAGCGATGGTAACGGAACGGTCGCCACGCATCTTGCAAATATCGAGCAAGACTATCTGCCTGATGCGGAGCGTCTTTTTAGCGGTGGAGGCCCGGTTCCTCCTGTCAATGTCGGGGCTCAACGCACCTATGTTGCCAATCGGGCAACTCCACGCGACACGTTGACGGTCGCCGATCTGAATGCCGCCAATCCCGCCACGGCGGCGCGCAACATGTCGCCGCGCAGCGTCAATCTAGAAGATCGCGGCCCGTGGGAGGCACTCCCAGCGTCATGGCGGGCGGAGATGACGGCCAAGCTCGGCGATCGAGCGCAGCCGGCCTATGAGCAATATCGGCAGGCGAATTTTGGGGGGGCCGGAGTAGCCGCGCGCGAGCCATCTGCCGCCGCACCCGAGATGGGCTACGCCGAGGAACAACCCTCACAGGCGGCCCGTCCTTATGCGGCGATCTTCGCCGATGTGCCGAAGCTCAATGCGCCCAATCCGCGGCTGCGGCCGGCGCGCGGCGTGGAGTCGATCGACGCAAATCGTCAGCTTATCAGCGGTCAGCCATTCGCGCGGGATTACACACTCGGCGCGGGGGCCGCTGAGACCCTTCCCTATGAAGGGGCTCCGCCGGTCCAAGCCGACGTGCCGCTGCCGCCAGCGCGCCCCGAACGTGGTCTGGGCGTGCCATCGCCGCAGATCAGGCCTCCGCAGTATCGCGCGCGGCCGGAGCGCGGCATTGGCGTTCCTGGTCCGCGGATGCGCCCCGCCGCCGTTGGCCGCGAAGGCCAACCCATACCGCAGCCGCCACAGCGGCCAGGGCCACCGATTGCCAATCCGGAACAGGCCAGCGTGCGCGGCGTGCTGAGCAGCCTGCCCACGCGCATGTTGAGCACGGAGTTCGATCCGGGCTCGGGCGGCGAGCGGCTGCAACGTGCCATGCGGGCGACCGGCGTCACCGATATTGACGAGAACGGCGAGCCGATCGCGGGCAGCGGCGAGACGGAGAGCTTGGCTGGCGGCGATGCGCCACCCGAGCGACAGATGTTCAACGGCCGTCAGTACATTCTCGGGCAAGACGGCCAGTATCATCTTGACGAGGGTGATGGTGGGGGGGGTGGCCTCATCTCTTCGGCCGCGGCGGCCGAGCGTCCCTATCAGCATCTCTTTGCTGACATTCCCAAGCGCACGGCCACCGCGGCCGCCGATGCCGCCGGCATGAGTAACTCGTCGGTGACGGACACTTTTGGCAACAACAGTGAGGGCCTGGGAAGTCTCGTCGAAGGCATGACGCTCGGTTTCGGCGACGAGATTTCCGGCGTCTTTGGCGGTGTCATGGACTTGCTCGGCGGCGGCTCGTTCGCGGCCGGCTATGATCGGACGCGGGATATCTCGCAGCGCCGTCGAGAGGCTTATGCCGCACGTGATCCGATCGGTTCGGAGGCAGGCGAAGCTTTAGGCGCTCTCACAACGCTGCCTATCGCGCCAGCGGCGAATCTCATTCGCGCGCCAGCGATGGCCGCGCGCACCGCGCCGCTCCTGATGCGAGCCGGCAATGTTGCGGCTCGCACCGGCGCTGGTATCGTCAACGCGGGCGCCACCGGTGCGGCCTATGGTGCGGCCTATGGCGCAGGCAAGGCGGAGCCGGGCGAGCGCGTCGAGGGTGCAGTCGAGGGTCTGGGGACGGGTGCGGCCCTCGGGGCAGGGGCGGCAACGGCGGCCAGGGCCATAGGCGGCGTTGCCAAGGGCGTCGGTGCGCTTCCATATATCCGCGGCTTCGTCGGTGTCGGCAAGGGCGTGGCAAGCCCCGAGCGCGAGGCGGCTCGCCGTGTCACCGCTGCGATCGAGCGGGACACCGGCAAGCCGGTCTCGGAAGCCGCCAAGAAAATGCGCATCGCGCAAGGCGAAGGCTATCCCGTCGTCATCGGCGACCTGGGCGGCAATCAGGCGCGGACGCGGGCGCTGGCCGACAGCGCCGCCGTCAAGTCGCCGGAAGCCCGCGCCGCCCTCAAGGGTGTGACCGAGCCGCGTTTCGAGACGCAGAGCCATCGCACCGAAGAGGTGATGCGCAGCCTCGTGCGGACGCCGGCCAACGCCGACATGACCCGTGAGGCGTTGCAGGCCGCTGCCCAGACGGCGAGAAAGCCCTTCTATGATCGTGCCTACAGGGAAGGTGATCATAGTATTTGGTCGCCGGAATTGGAGCGTCTCGCATCTAGTCCTATCATTGTAGATGCCATGCGCGCGGCAGCAGTGCGAGGCAAGGATCGTGCGATTATTGATGGCTTTGGTGGGTTCAATCCTGGCGTGAAGATCAGCCCGACTGGTATCGTATCCTTCAGGCGCGGCCCGAATGGCGTTCCCACATATCCCAACCTTCAATATTGGGATTACGTGAAGCGCGAGGTTGATGACGTGGGGCGCGCAGCGCGACGGGCCGGGCGTAAGGAAGAGGCGACAGTCACGGAAGAATTGGCGAGGCGCCTCCGCGAAGAATTGGACAGCCAAGTCCCAGCTTATGCAAATGCTCGCGGCGTGGCCTCCACGTTTTTCCGGGCGAACGACGCGCTCGATGCGGGCGAGAAGGCCGTCGGCTCGCGCATGTCCAATCCCGAGATTGCCCGCGGCCTCGGCAAGATGACCAGCGAGGAGCGGACGCTGTTCCGCGAGGGCTATGTCTCGGCCTACATCGACAAGGTGTCGCGGACTGGCGACCGGCGCTCGATCCTCAACTCGATCGAGACCAATCCGGCCGCGCGCCGCCGCACCGAGATCGTGTTGGGCCGTGAGGCATCGGCGAAGCTCGCCACGCATCTCCGCGTTGAGGGACTGATGGACCGGCTGAGGACCACGCTTGGTGGTTCAAATACGATGCAGCGGGCAATGGAGCTTGGACTGTCAGGGACGGCGGGAGGTTATCTGGCGGGCGGGCTCAACCCCTATGACCCGCATACTTACTTCGGAGCCCTCATGGGCGCGGCCGCTCGCACCGGAGCCAAGGCGGGGCTGGCGCGGATTGATCGCGGCGTCGCCGAGCGGGTCGGGAAACTTCTCGCCAGCGACGATCCAAGCCAACTCGAGAAGGGGATCGCCCTGGTCGCCGGGAACAAGAATTTGACAGCCCTCCTCAAGCGGATCGAGGACCTCACGTACCGCGGGGCGTTGCCGCTCCTGATTGGCCCGACGGATAACCGGTAGCCAGAGGGCAACGGCCGGCGCGAACATCGCCAAGCCGAGCCACCACACACTTGAAGAATAGAGAATTAGCACGCCGCAGCCCGCGAGGGCCGTGGTGCTGATCAGCAATCGATTGAAGCTCATGGCAGGGATATAGCACGATGAGCGGCTTATGGTCACTCTCGCAACAGCAGATTCGCGACAACTCGGATCATCAAGCGCCGGGCGCGAAGGCGTATTTCTACAACGCTACGACGCTGACGCCGATCACGGTCTATCAGGATTTCGGCCTTGGCGTTCCACATATCAATCCGGTCACGGCGGACGGCATTGGCCGTTTTCCCGCAGTCTACCTCGATGACAGCGTCAATCTGTTCTTCCGCCATCGCGTGACGACGGCCGGTGGTGTTGTCATCATTGATCTCTCGACGATCCCGATCATCGGGCCAGTTGGCGGCGGAGGTGGCGGCGGCACGCCGGTCGATCCGACTGCGCTGTTACAGACCGGTGATCCGATTTGGCGGCTGCGGGCTGGAGTAATGACCGGGTTTGTGCGCGCTAATGCACAAACGATCGGATCAGGGACGTCCGGAGCAACCGAACGTGCTGCAGCCGATGCACAAGCTTTGTTTGAATATCTCTGGAACAATCTTTCAAACACCTTTTGTCCAGTATCGGGTGGCCGCGGCGCCTCATCCTTTGCGGATTGGGCGGCGAACAAGACGATTGGTTTGCCTGACATGCGAGGCCGGGCCCCGTTTGGCCTGGATCTCATGGGCTCGCCGGGTTTTGCTGGCCGGATCACTGCCGGCAGTATTACGACGGGCGATCCCAATACCTCTGGTTCTTCCGGCGGCGCGGAGACGGTGACGATCGCCGATGCCAACTTGCCGGCGACGACGCGGGCCGTGACAGGCTCGGTTTCAGGCACTTCGGGGATACAGAGCGCTGATCACACGCATCAGGTCGATCCGCCGAACACGACGACGGGAACCGAAAACGCAAATCATACGCACAATCTTGGCATTTCACAATTCGCGAACGGCGATCCCGGCACCCTCCAAGTGATGGTGGCTGGAGGCACATTCGCGACAAACATCGAGAACACATCACACGCCCACGATGTGAACATAGCACCATTCGCATCCGGGATTCAGTCTGCGTCGCATACACACTCATTCGCCGCTTCGTTGGCGAGTGGCGTCACCGCCGCTCTCGGCTCCGGCACGCCCACCAACAAGATGCCGCCCTTCATGCTTGGAATTTGGTACATGAAACTGGCCCTCCCGCTTCTGGTCGCGGCACACTTGCTTGCACCGTTCTGCGGAGGCGCATGATGCTTCTCACCACTCTGCCGCCACGCTCCAATCGTGCCTCATGGTCTGAAATTGTCGAGGTCCGCGATGAGGACACCAATGAGCTGATCGACCTCGCCGCTTATACGATTACGCTCTCGATCGCGCCACAGGGCTGCTGGCCGGACGACCCAACATTAACCGCCTCGACGACTGATGGAACGATCGTGATCCTCGATATCGGTGTCTTTAAATTCAGTTTCACCGCGGCGCAGATGAACATCTGTGCGCCGACAAATTTCGACATCGGCGCGATCGTGACGCTTGCCGATGAGACGGAACAATTGCTGATCGGATCGTTCCCGATCATCGGTGGGATCGTGAGGGCGGCATGACCTTGAAGATGAGCATACTTCCCAAGTTTCCGGCTCAGGTCGCTGAAGGGCCGGGCATCAGCGTCGACAAATCTGCGGGCATCTGGACATTCGGCCTCGACTATCCCGATCTCGCTATCTTCACCTCGATCGCCGCACCGGACCTGACCTATATCGCCGCTCTCAAGAACGACGGCAGCTATGGTCGTTTCCCCGTTACATCGCTGGTCGCGCCGGTCGGCTCCGTCGTCCAAAGCGTGGTCGGGACCTACGTCGCCAACGCGGACCTGACGACAGTCCTGCCGCTCGACGACACGATTCCGCAGAATACCGAGGGAGTGCAGATCATCTCCGTCTCGATCACGCCCCGCACCGCATCGAACAAGCTGCGGGCGCGGTTCCAGGCTTTCGGCGGCATGGCGGCGGCGGGCCATATCTGTTGTGCGCTATTTCGTAATGCGATTGCCGGCGCGATTTGCGCCTCTGCCGAGCGCGTCGATGCTGTCAGCTTCGCCAATCCGATCGAGCTCGAATGGGAATACACGCCCGGCGTCATTACGGCGGAGACACTTGTCATCCGCGTCGGCCCGGGCGCGGCTGGCACGGTGCGGCTCAACGGCTTTTCAAGCGGCCGCCTGTTCGGAGGTGTGGCGGCCGCGACGCTGGTTGTGGAGGAAATTCAGGTTTAGGCGAAGAGGAAATCGGCGGAGTCGATATCGAGTCCCTTAGCTAGGACTGCAAGCGTTCGGTGGTGGGAGCCTTCGTCGATTGTGAGCTTTCCGCTATCGGGATCATATTGAATGTCGTCGGACGCCGAAAATACTGATGAGGAAAAAACCAACAAATCTTCTGCCGGATTGAAATCTCCTATGCGCGCCAGACCCTTTTGTGAGGTGATCCAGAACCAATCGCCACCAGTCCCGCCGAAGAGATCGTTTTTTCCTCCTCCTCCAAAAAGGCCATCGTTGCCGTCGCCACCATAGAGCGTGTCGTTGCCGGCGCCTCCGAACAGCGCATCGCCATCAGTGCCGCCGTCGAGGAGGTCGTTGCCGGCGTCGCCAGTTAGATTGTCGAATCCCGCCCCGCCAAAGAGCGCATCTCGTCCTTGGTCGCCTGACGCCCAGTCGCGGCCGATACCGCCATATAACGTGTCTCTGCCTTGAAGTAGATAGATGATAGCGATGGTGTCGGCGTCTTCAGCAGGTGTCAGATTATCCGAATTCTGTGACCCGTTGATTGTGATGGTGGTCATTCCGATTTCTCCCTGAGATAGCCGTGACGTTTTAGCCATTCTCGCATGATCCTTTCCAAAAGAAAGGAGAGTGAGCGTTCTTCCTTTGCCGCAACCCCTTCGAGGGCGGCGCGGGTTGTCGGGTCAAGGCGAATTGTCAGCGGCGGTTTCGTCATACGCATCACATGTAAGCATTATGCTTGCATTGTCAACGGAGCAATAGCATGAACCGCTCGATCTTTTTCGATTCCATCCGCAAATCGCTTTTCGGCGGCAGTCTCGGTCAACCGACGGTCGATGGCATCACGGCAATCCTCGACGCCTGGGACAGGAGCGGGTTCACCGATCTTCGCTATCTGGCCTACATGCTCGCGACGGTGCAGGGAGAGGTCGGCGTCAACATGCAGCCCGTCCGTGAGGGCTTCAAGGCGACAGACGCGGATGCTCGCGCCTACGTCAAACGGCAGGGCTACAGGTATGCCGTCGTTATCAACGGCCGCGTCTACTACGGCCGCGGGCTCGTGCAGCTCACCTGGGATTACAACTACCGCAAGGCAGGCCAGAAGCTCGGCATTGATCTGCTGGGCAGTCCCGACCTCGCGCTCCGACCGGACATTGCTGCCAAAATCATGATCCTCGGCATGACTGAGGGATGGTTCACGGGCAAGAAGCTCTCGGACTATTTCACGGCGACGAAAACTGACTGGATCAACGCCCGGCGCATCATCAACGGAACGGATCGGGCAGCGGAGTTTGCCGGCTTCGCGCGAGACTTCTACGGGGCGCTTGTGGCCGCCAATGGCGAGCCCCTGACGCCTCAGCCAGACGATCCCGGCCCATCACCCGACCCGATCCCTGACAGCGCCATACCGGGCTGATTCATCCGCTTCCTCCGCCGGCTCTTTTGGTTGAGCCGGCACAACCCCGAAAGGAGAACTGCAATGGGTACCGTGTTCAATAAGGCAATCGTCGGGTTTCTCATGCCGGCCCTTCTGTCTGGCGCCTTGGGCATCTTGCAGGGCGTCGGCATTACCGGCACCATGACTGTCTCGACCGCCATCCAGATGCTTCTCACCGGCGCGATGGTCTGGCTCATCCCCAACGCAAAAAAGCCGTAACGATGGCTGGGGGGCCATCGAATGCCGACATTTACGAAAGTCTTGGCCGGCTTGCAGCAAATGTCGAGGGTCTACGACGCGATTTCGACGGGTCGGAGGATTTAGCGCGCAATCACCGCTCGAGGGTCTACAATCGCTTTGATGAAATTTCTCGACGCACCGGCGACCTTGAAACCCAGATGAAGCGGATTGAGCCGGTCGTCGATGATCTCCGGTCGCTGAGGCTCAAAGCAGGCGGGGCAATCATTGTGCTTGCCGGGCTTGGGGCGATCATCGGCGGGCTTGCCACCTACTTCGCTGATGTAATCAAGCCGCTGTTCTTTCGCTGGTTCAATTGATCGCCAAGGCTATTGCGCGGGGGCTGGAGCGGGAAGATTAAGTTAGGGCACGCCTAAGAGCTTTCTCGGCGGTCCAGCCCTCTGGAGCCAAAAACTCAATCGGATCGTGGGCCGAGCCATGAACCGCATGGACGTAGTAGGTAATCACGCGGAACTCGACCTCTTCAATCGTCTCGGTGTCGTCCGGGATCGGATTACCAATCATCCGCTGCGGCGGCAATGGAACACGAACCGATTCCGCAAATTGCGGCACGTCCAAATACCGGCCGCTCAGCTTGCCTCCGATGCATTTGAGCTGTCTCATCCTCTATCCTCTTCCTTCTCAGGGGCTGGATCGGGAGGCTCAACAATCTCAATGAAAGGCGCCGGCGTTTGAATAGAGCGGGCTCGCGCTAAGATGGTAATCGTTGCCTCTATCTGTCTTTCTAGGTCGTAGGTACGATGACGGAAGGCGTCCCATTCTTCGCGTGTTCGTGCTTCTAGCTTGTCTGGTCTCGCTCTCAGGCGTGATCGCCAGCGCTCAATGTTCTCAGCTGTCCGATAGCGGTCTTCTTCGATGAGGTACCGCAAACTGCGGATCATTTCCTCAAGGTCCTCTAAATCGCTCATCTCTCTTCCTCTACGTGGTGAATGGAAGGTGCGGGGCACGATCGAAATCCGCAAGCGGAATCAACGGCCGAGAAAATCCCGCACCAGCCTGATTGTGGCCTGTCTTCGGCCATAGTATGCCGCTTCTCGACCGCACCACTATACCTGATAACTATTTGATTTAACTAGAGGTGCGGGGCGCGTGCCCCTTGAGGGTGAGGGCCCCTTCCGTTTATTCTTCGTTCTCGACCAGTACCGATACGAGTTCGCTACACGAATGAACAGCGGCTCGCCCCAGTCAAGAATCATGGCGTTAACGGCATAGATGACTACCCGGACGTTTCCCTCGACGTAGCCCAGCTTCGGCTCGATCCGATCAATCGACGGTGTGTAGGGGTTTACCCGCCCCGCGGAGGTGTGCTTGGCAAAGAACTCAATGCCGGTGATCTCGCAGCGGTAGTCGTTCTTTCGAACCAAGGCGATCAGATGGTCGATCGTCAGAGCGAACGGGACACCCTTCTGTCTAGCCCGAGTGCGAGCAGAACGGATTGCCCCTGCCAAGATATCTTCAGTCTTTCCGCGCCGAAGTTGGATCGGCGTCGGCTTCATATGCCGCACATCCTCGATCGGGATATCGCTCACCGCGGCATGGTAGGCCCTCACGAACTCGGCCGAGTTTAGGTCGTCTGGCAATCTGACGCGGGGACCGCGCCCGCGACGGTAGTAGACGCGCCGCTGGCCGTGCCGGCTGGTGTCGAACGTTAGGAATGGAATGGTTCTGTATCGCATCAGGCGACCCTAGCCGATATTCTTAACGGCAGGCGTTCCCGCCAACCGGTCGTGGGCGTTGAGCGCAAGCAATTTGCGCTGCGCTGCCCGCGTATAGAGAGCCGCCATTTGCGGCGTCAACCATCCGAACATCGCCATCAGCTCATGCTCGGTTGCGCCGCGTTCCGCCCAGATTGTCGCGGCGAGCTTACGGAGCCCGTGGGCTGACTTGTCGGTGATCCCGGCCGCCACGCACGCGGCCTTGAACATATTCCCGAAGCTTTCCTTTGCCAGAGGCTCGCCGCGCTCGCCGCAAATGAACGCCAGGTCCGCACAGGGGCCGACGGCGAGCGTTGCCGCGAGCTCTGGTTCTATGCGTCGCGTGACCTCGATTCGCTCCTTGTCGCGTCCTTTCTCGGTGATGAAGGTCAACACGCCGTCGCGGACGTGCTGCCTGCCGAGAATAACCGCATCGCCGCGCCTGGCGCCGGTGTAGAGGAGGACGTGCAACCAGACCCGTTGACGAGTGCCGGGTCGCC